GCCCGCGAATGCGACCCCAAGAACAACCTCGACTTTTTAACCATTCTTCTTCCCAGCGGCCGGAAGCTCTACTACGTTAACCCGCATATGGGTACCAACCGTTTCGGTAAGCCGAGTATCTCCTACTGGGGCCAGCTCCAGAGTAAGAAAGGCAGCCGCGGAGGGTGGACCGTGCTGGAGACCTACGGTGGAAAGCTGGCCGAAAACATCACGCAGGCCGTGGCCCGAGACTGTCTGTTCTATGCTATGGAACAGCTCACCGCCGCCGGCTATCGCATCGTCTTTGATGTCCATGACGAGGTCGTCCTGGAAGCCCCTGCAGGACTGGCCAACCTCGACCATGTTGTAGAGATCATGTCCCAGCCGGCGCCATGGGCGGCAGGCCTTCCTCTGGACGCCGCAGGCTGGGTAGACGGGTACTTCAAGAAAGACTGAGGTAAACCGATGGCGAAGAAGAAAAAGCCTTGGAAGCCCTGGGAAGACGATTTTCTTCGGGAGCACGCAGCTGATATGTCGGCATCAGAAATAGCCGCCGCGCTGAAGCGGACGGCAAATTCTGTCTCCTGCAGGAAATCACTCCTTGGCCTGACCAACCTGCGCCCGCCGGGCCGCACATGGAACTGCCGGCGTCCTGAACTCCCGAAGCACGAAAGCACCTACAAAAAGTGGCGCCCTGAAGACGATGAAATCCTTATGGAGTGCTGGGGCAAGTTCTCGATCCCCACCATCGCCAGAAGGTTAGGCCGTAGCGTTTCGGCCATAAAGACCCGGGCAGGGAAGCTGTCCCTTGGATCCTCCCTGATGGCCGGAGATTTTGTTACCCTCAACAAATTGGTCAAGGCGCTCCGGAACGCCAACGTCTCCGCCGGCTATCAGGTAGAGAGCTGGTGCAAAAACAGGGGGCTCCCAATCCACACTTACAAAGTTGATACAGAGTCCTTTCGTGTGGTCTATCTGGATGAGTTCTGGGAATGGGCCGAAAAGCACCGTTCCTTCCTCGACTTTTCCAAAATGGAGCCGCTGGCCTTGGGCGCCGAGCCGGACTGGGTGCCGGAGCAGCGCCGCAAAGACTTCCAGGCCTGCGCTCTGCAGAGGAAAGACCCGTGGACACCGGATGAAGATAGCCGGCTGAAAATGCTTTTGCAGAAGCAACGATACGGATACGCCGAATTGTCAGAGATGCTCCACCGGTCCGAGGGAGCCATCATCCGGCGCTGCAGGGATCTCGGTCTGAAAGAACGGCCTGTCCGGGCAGATAACCATGGCGCAGACAGCGTATGGACGGAGGAACACTTCAGGATCCTCGCCGACGGCATCCGGCACGGTGATGCCTACGCCATCATTGGCAAGGCTATCGGCCGATCCGAGAAGGCCGTGCGCGGAAAGGTCTATTTCACTTATCTGACGGAAGACGCCGACAAGGTGCGCGCCATGCTAGGCAATGGCCCGTGGGGCCACGGCGCTCCGGAGCCCACTGTCAGGCAAGGATTCAACCTCTCCAGAACTCGCACCGAAGTCCGTCAGAATCTCTCCATATTGGACGCCCTCCTGCGTAAGCGGATGAATGATCTCGGCTATGACCCGTACTGGCAGCGCTTCATGTGCATGAACTGGGACGATATTGATGGCTGCTCTGCAGGCTGCACCGACTGTGACTCCTGCACCGAGTTTCGCCGGATCCGGCCGCAGTACTGCGCCCGCTGCGGAGGCACCTTCTACGAGCGGAAGGAAAACCGTTTTTGTAAGGCCTGCCGCGTCGCCCGTAAGAAGCAAGCATTCCGCAAATACCTTCGCGAAAACAGATAAAAACATGTGTATGTGCAGTCCCAAAAACACGGGATTCACATACACACCTTTGCCGTAGCTGAAGCGCAGAGATCCCAAGGCCTACAGGTTCCCGCCCCGTCCAGTTTGCGGCAAAGAGAGGGCAGTCCCTGCCTTAAAATCCTCCACATAGAGGTAAGAAGAAAGGAGTCCCTATGAACCACGACGATCTTGAACGACTCGCTGAACAATTCCAAAACAAAGCTGATCGTGCATACCGAAATTACCAAGAAACCGGAATTACTCGTTACGATAACGAACGCCGAAAAAATGAAGACCTTGCTGATGCACTACGAATGGCCGCCGCTGCAAGCGACGATCACCACCGGCTGATCCATATGCGAGGGACATTTTCGTCCTTGGCAGGCGAGGCTAAACGAATCGAGTATTTGCCCGAAGACCAGAAAGTTGCCGCACTTGAAAGCCTGCGGAAAAATCTAATGGCCGCGGCAAGATTGGAGGGAGTTATAAATGACCTGTCCTGAACTTGCAGAGGCCCTGCAGAGACTAAAAGTCCAGACCGGCAGTTTGGCGTGTTTTGGTTGCGGCCATGAGCACAACTGTTCTCTCCATGGCTGCGTGATCCTCCGAAATGCCGCGGAGATAATTGACCGAATGGGAGAGTCTTTCGCAGAAGAAACGTTGCTGAAAATGGTCGCCCAATACTTAGGCACCTCTCCTGAGCTAATCCAAAAGGCCTCTCAACTGCGGCCTGGTGCGGAAGTCTTTGTTCTGGAACGAGACGATGAAGAGAAAGCCTGTGAGGTTAGCGGATATATGCTCTTGGCGGTTGTCAAAGATGCTGTCATCGTCTCCGCATATATCAACGATCTGGATGACATTGAAAGCACTCTAGACTATCACATCAGGGAAACCGCAGAAAACTACGATACCGATTTGGCTGTGTTTCCACTCAAAGACTGCTACTCCTCCAGTTACGATGCACACACTGCGCTCGACCTGGAGAATACCCCTGGTGACTGAAGGAGATCTATATGAGCTATGACATTTCACTGTGCGACCCCGTAACCCATAAGACCCTGCTGGTCGACCACCCGCACCAGATTCGCGGCGGCACTTACGCCGTACACGGAACCCAGGAAGCGTGGCTGAACATCACTTGGAACTACGGCCCGCATTTCCGCCGGGTTCTGGGAGAGAAGGGTATCCGCGCAATCTACGGCATGACCGGGGCAGAAAGCATCCCGGTGCTGAAGGCGGCGGCGGATCAGCTTGCCGATGACGTTGCCGACGATTATTGGGAACCGACTGAAGGAAATGCGAAGCGCGCCCTGTTCGGGCTGATTGCCTTGGCACAGCTCCGACCGGACGGCGTATGGGAGGGAGACTGACAATGGCAAAAGCAAAAACCGTAGAAGGCCGTGCCGTAGAAATCGCCGCTGTGGTCATGCAAGCGGCAGGCCTGTGCCGATACGACTCGGTTGATAAATGCCGGCGTGTGTTCCCCGATGAGACCGCCTGCGAGCAGTGTATCAAAAATTGGTTGCTGTCCAAGGCTCGCCGGGAGCTGGCAGGCCAGAAAGGAGAAGCAGGATGACCTCTACTTACGAATTCGATGTTCACTATATTGAGAAATCCGGAGCTCCCGTTCAAAAAGTGAACCGCCGTATAACGAAAGAGGAACTTTTGGAATGGGTACAGACGCGAGGCGTAGAAGTCGACTTCTTTGATGTATTCCGATTCGAGCGATCTGACGCCTCACGAGAACAGGAAGGAGGCGCCTAATGTCAAAGAAAAAGAGCGCCAGTCGGCATCACCGGCGTCACCAACCGAAGCCCCAGGGCATGAGCTACGCCGATGTGCTCGCCCAGAAGAAGCAGGCCCGTGAGGCCGTTGATAAGGCTGCCCGTGATGTTACCGTGAAGCTGGAGTCCGACACCCACACCCAGCGCGCCATGTGGCTCATGGTGGTTTCCATCCACGATGCCTTCGGCATCGGCCCGGAACGGATGCAGCGGGATTTCTTCCCCGCGCTGCAGGAAAACAGTGACTGGGTACAAAAGAACACCGACGAGGTCGATGTGGAGTATGCCTATGAAAAGCTCCGCAAACGAGCTGAAGAATGCACCGGCATCAAGATTGAGTACCTGTATGAACATGAAGCCGCGGCCGCAGCTCTGAAGCACGCAAAAGAATCCGTTCGGTTCGATGCCGATGGCACATAAGGAGGTCTGCCATGTCTATGTTCAGATGGAGTAACTGCTTTTATATCAATCCGGAAGATGTCGCAGCCATCAGCACCGGTTCAGACGGAAGCAGCACCCACCCGCATTACATGACCGTACATCTTCGCTCCGGCAAGGAGTATCGTGTCAACTATTCAGCGCCCTCTTCGCGCGACGCGGATGCCCAGAGATTGGCGCAGGCCGTCAACAAGGCCCGACCAGATCCGGTCAGCCGCTACGAGATGGAGAACATGATCGACCGCGCGAAGGAATCCATCCGGCGCGACGTCAAGGCCCTGCGTAAAGACCTCGCTGCAGAGAGAGAGAGAGAGTAAACCCGAATAAGGAGGCTTCGTATGACCCTTAAAGAGATTGGGGAAGAGTACGAACGCTCCTGCGTAACTATCAGATCCCGAATTACAGCGCTCCGAGCCCTACTGACGCAGACGGAAGACCCCGAGGAGCGCTTCCATCTGAACCAGCGTATCAACGAGCTAATCCCCATTTTGAGAGAAACCAGAGAGCTCGGAAAATACTGCTGCAAATACTACACATGGAGGAACAGCGATGGCAAAACCGCGCGGCAAGCGGGACAAGAGCTACGACACCCGGTCGAGCGAATGGATCGGGGATTTGGCTGTCTGGAAAAATCTGAATGCGGAGACCAACAACGAGCAACTTGCCCGCCTGAAG